GTTTTTGTTTGGCCTAGTTCTTGCTTTTGGTTTTTTGTATGTTAGTCCAATCTTTTTTGCAAGATAATCCGGTGATCGTTTTATACCAGTTTGTCTTTTGCTTTTGTGCTCATTTTCTTCTGTAGTATGTTTTCTTCCTGTTTGAGCTTTTGCAATTTTACTACGACCAATTGGACCGGGATCGCCCCCGTCACCTGATTCTATTTTTAGATTAGCCCATTCATTACTTTCAACTATATTCCATAAGTTACTGTAATATTCACCCCATTGCTTAACTTCATCGTTAGTATAACATTCTCTTAAGATTTCAGTATCGTAATCAAATCCGTGCTTGTTTAGATGCGATTTCCAATATTTTCCCGAACCTGTGTATAAATGCGGGTCTTTTGAAGAAGTTTTTCCTAGATACTTTAATCCAGTAATACGATGGGTCTTTTTATAAAGATAAATAGTCATGCTGATGCTCCTTAATAGCGTTAGAGTAACTGGGTGTCAGAAGCCGCGAGTTACACTATTATTTATACAAGGAATACTATTTTGGCAGCCTTCTTCTACGATAATCAGGTCCGCAGATTTCTAATTCAGTTTGGAAAAATCTTTAGTAATTGGTATGTTACTAAAGGTAAAGATCCTGCAGGTAATGATATACTTGTTCGTGTACCAGTTATGTATGGTGACTCAAGTCGTCAAGCAAGTACTATCATTGCTAATAACAGTGCAAGTAATTTACCTAGCGCACCACTTATTACATATTATATTACTGGTCTAGAATATGATCAAAAAAGAACTCAGGACCCCACTTTCATTGATAAAATTCAAGTTCGTCAACGTAGCTATAACACAGAAACACAAAGTTATGAAACTGTACAAGGACAGGCATTTACTGTTGAAAGATTAATGCCAGTACCCTATACATTACGTATGAGTGTAGATTTATGGACAACTAATTATAATCAAAAATTAGAATTGATTGAACAACTAGGTACACTATTCAATCCTTCATTAGAAATTCAATCTACTGATAACTTTATTGATTGGACTAGTTTAAGTGTTGTATATCAAGATGGTTTAACATTTAGTAGTAGAACTATTCCGCAAGGTACAGGTAATCCCATTGACGTATTAAGTTGGAAATTCTACATGCCTATATGGATTAGCAATGCAGCCAAACTTAAAAAGATGGGTGTTATTGAAAAGATTATTGCAAGTATATTCTCTGGTAAAGCATTAGATGATATACAGAATGATGATTTGTTATTAGGTACAAGACAAAAGATTACACCATACGGATACAAGTTATTATTAATAGGTAATAGTTTACAATTATTACCTGCTAATCAAGATTTCTATCCCGATAATGAAAATTTAGATTTGCCACCTAATCCCAATACTAGTTTGTATTGGTCAAGTTTGCTTAATGTATACGGAACATTACGTCCAGGTATTAGTCAGATATGGTTACAAAATCCTTTTATGAATACTGAAATTGTAGGTACTATTGTTCCAGATCCAAATGATGATAGATTATTAATCTATAATATTGATCCGGATACCCTGCCTCAAAATACATTGGATCCTGTAGACAGCGTGGTCAACCCATTAGTCACTGGACCAAATGCAGGGTTACCTACTCCTGTTAACGGAATTAGATATCTTATAGTAGAAGATATTGGTAGTCCGGATAATACAACTATTGCATGGGGAAATGTAGTAGCATATGCAAACGATATTATTGAATATGATGATACAACAGGTGAATGGTTTGTTGCGTTTAACAGTGCGGTAGATACTGAAGTACAATACGTAACCAATTTAACAACTAATGTACAATATCGATATGTTGCTTCAGAAGGTTCCTGGATGAAATCGTGGGAAGGTTTTTACGACCAGGGTGATTATAGTATTGTAATCTAATTTACTTTATGCTATAATGTCTTAGCATATGAATAATATCTCAGCAGGCGTTTTCTTTTACGCTAAAAACACACAACGATTCTTATATCTACTTAGAACGGATAATAAAAATCCGGGTAACTGGGGCATTCCGGGTGGGAAAATAGAAAATGGTGAAACATTACTTGTGGGCATTGATAGAGAATGTAATGAAGAAATTGGGTACTTTCCAGAAAATCCAAAATTAGTACCTATACAAAAATTTGTAAATAATACATTTACATATCATACATTTTTTTGCAAGATAGATGAAGAATTTACTCCAGTACTAAATGAAGAACATTGTGGGTATGCATGGGTGGGAGATAATCAATATCCTAAACCATTACATCCTGGACTGTTTAGTACTGTAAATTTTGATGTTGTTCAAAAGAAATTAAAAGCACTTACAAAAAAAGAGACCTAAGTCTCTTTTTTTATTTTAGCATTTTTGCTATCATATCAAATCCCAATGATCCTAAAACTATGCCTGCACCCATCATCATCCATCTCCACTTTTCTAAAGCAGAAACTTTTGCTCCTAATTCTTTATGAGCAATCATATCTTCGTTACGCATATTAGTTAGAAGTTCTCTAGTTTCTTCTGCGTTACGGTCAAGACATTCATGCATCTCTTTAAGACTAGTTTTGATTTCGCTGACGTCCTGTTCAATGTTTTTAACTTGAACTTGAAGTACAGCGATATCAGTTTTAGTAGTCTGTGCCGGCATTTTAATAGTACTTGTCATCATTAAGCACTAGCAATAACTACGATCGGGTTAGGTTGACCGTTAGCCGCATTAGCAGCCGCCGCAGTATTGAATGTAGCAATAACGTCAGGGTTAACAGTATATGCAACAGCAGTACCTGTACCAGATCCTGCGCCAGTAGCAGTGAATGTAATACCTGTCATATTAGCCATAGCACCAACTGCTGTCCAGTTTGTTGTACCTGCACTGTAAATTGTGTAAACAGTACCTGCTGATAATGAACCGGCTGCAACTTGTGTTGGGAACACTTCAGAGTTATAGTCATTAATACTTGATACAAATGCTGTAGCAGATGCGGCGTCAGTAGACAAGATGTTCATTGTGTTTGGTGTTAATGCTGTGTTTGCTACGTTAGCTGTATAGCATTGTGCTGTCAAGCCAGTTGTACCACCTGTAACTAAATATTTTGTTTTGCCTTTTTGACGAACGATAAAACCAGCTTCATCATTTGCATAAACATATGCCGCACCACTTGCTACAACATTTGCATTAGCAGTTAATACAACACGGTTCATTACAGCATCTGGTGTACCAGTAGCGGCAGCCATTTGTACTTCAGGGCCACTTTGGCTAGTAGATACTGTAAATGCGGCAGCATTAGCAATAGCCTTAACAAAATATGTTGTACCTGTTACTAGAGTACCCAAATTAGCACTAAATGTAATTGGCATATCTACTATAAGAGTTTGGGCATTACCAGAAGTTCCAATTATATTTCCTGATACTACAGTGTTTGCAACAGCTACTGTTACATCACCTTTTGTTGCACTTGCAAAACCTAGATTAACATAATCAGTACTACCATTAATGTTAGCAACACCTACTTGAAGTGCGGCACCAGTTGTTAAGTTAGCTAAATCAGTACCTACACCTACTACCACTGTGCTTGTGTTAACTGCTGTAGGTGTGTACAATGTACCTGTACCATTGATACCAATAGCAACACGTGTTAATACTTGATTACCAACAATTGCTGTATTGCCACCAACTACACCATATGTATTAGCGTTAGTTGCAGGGAAACCTGCACCACCTACTGGATTATTAAAATAAGCATCAACTACACCAACCGACATTAAAACTGTTTGACTACTTGTGTCAGACAGTGTTGCCATAACTTGTGGCTGAACACTTAGGTCTGTAGCAGATACATCAAATGTAGTATTTGATAGTATTGAATTTATAAAATATGTAACACCTGCTGTTAGGCCACCAACTGTTGTAGCTACTTGGAATGGCATACCTTTAGCTACACCAACTGTTGGTGATGTAGTTAAATTTCCACCTGATATTGTAACGATACTACCTGTTGCGGCTGTATCAGTAATTGTTAAGACTGCTTGAGCCTTTGCGATTTTTAGAGGACGTCCCATTTGATTTTCCTTAATTATAATTGCGGGTTCTAGCCGCTACGCAGTGGGTACTGCATAAACTCTCAGAATTAAGAGCGTATCATATATTTATCAACGAAGGTCAAAAAGCAACACCTCTGCATCCTTGGCCTGCTCAATAGTTAACAAATCTTCACTCTCAAAACTCAATCCTGAAGTTTCGACACAATCATATCCATTGATTTTTACTGTCCCGCTAACAACATATACATAATATCTACGACTATTATTCAAGTTGACGTTAAAATCTTGAGTGAATATGCCTGCAAATACTTTTGCATCGCTATTAATATGTATAGGACCAGTATTACTGGCGATGGGACAAAACTTATTCAATTTATCTTTTCTAGTAAATTGCATTACATCGTATTGTGGTGGAAAATTATGTTTGTTTGGTCGTAGCCAAATCTGTAAATAACGAATTGGGTTATCTGATAAGTTACCTTCAGTATGCCAAATACCCGTTCCTGAACTCATGCGCTGTACACATCCACTAGGAACTTCTCCGTAGTTATGCAAGTTGTCATTGTGATAGCAAGGACCATCTATAATGTATCCTAAGATTTCCATATCACAATGTTGATGAATGGGTACACAGTTTCTAGGTTGTACCCTATCATCGTTAATAACTTCTAAGTCGCTATAATGAATATAGTTTGAATCGTAATAACTATTGTTACTGAACGTGCGATAAGTTTCAATCCAGTCTTCTTTAAGATGTCCTAATGTGTTTGGGTTTCTATATGTAATCATGCGTTTATTTAATGGAAAAGCGACCTAAGTCGCTTTTTCTTTTGAGTGTTATAGTATTAACACCAGTTTTCTGTACCAACTAATGTATAAACTAAGTCACCAGAAGCTGATGGGTTAGGTAATGTGTTACCATTATCATTAAAGAATGTAGCAGAGAATGTTACACCTGGATTGCAATTTGCATATGGTGTAGCAAAGTTAGTGCTGAACTTGTTCTTCAAACGGCTTGCATAATATGTATTGCCATCATCATTAATTTGAACACTAATTGTGTTAGGTTCTGTTGGACTGTTTAAGTCTACTAATAAACATGTAGCAACTGCATAAACTTCACCATTAGTTGTTAAACCTGTTCCATCTTTCAATGCTGTAAAAATATCATATTGGGCGGCTGTTGCATCAGCACCAAGTGCTTGCCAATCAGTATCACCCACAGTAGCAATCATATATGCCTGACCGGTCGCAATAGATTCATCTTGGATGACATTGTTATTGGCCGCAACTAAGAATTTTCTAGAACCTTTTTGACGAACGATAGAACTGTTGCTAGTTGCGGTATAGTACCAAGCACTATCAGTTACATTTGAACCTGAAGGGTCACCTAATTCTAATTCTTCGTCATCAGTTGTGCTACTATAGATTCCCAATGATGTGTAACCACCGGCACCATCACTAACCCAAAGTTGACTAGAGCCAGTAAATCCATCAGTACTAAAATGTGTACCAGTTCCTGTAACTGTGGAACTACCTGTATCAGCCGTAATAGTTCCTAAACCTTTTACAAGTACAGCCGCATCACAACGAATCATATCGCTATCTTCATTAATACCGCCTACAATACCGGGTTGAGAGTCACTATATCCGTTGTTTGTTGAGCCATCGTTAGGAAAGCCGTCATCAATAACTTGACCATCCTGATATTTTCTAATCTTTAGAGCATTTCCCATTTTATTTTTCCTTATAAAATATTTATCTAATATATATTATTCAGTGCCTGTATTGGCGTGATTTGCACCTAGTTGAGTTATACTGAATGCTCCTGCTGTACCTGCTACATTGATGTAAGCAATATAATTACCTTGGCCAACCAAGAAGTTATTGTCTACTGTGTTAGCAGGGATAATTTCTCCTGTCGTTAAGTTAGCCGTAATGCTAGAATTACCTACTGCTATAGCTATAGCTGATGTTGTAGTAGCAATACGAACTTTATCGGTAGTTGCTACTGTTGTTAATTGACTTGAACTGTTTGCTGTATAAATTGCTGATGCCATTTTATTTTCCTATTTATAATCTACCGACAGCGACTTCAATTACGCCCTCGATTCCATCAAAGTTTTCTAATGCTTTGCCAATAACTGTTCCCATATGAGGTGATAAACTTGCTCTAGCAAAGCCATTTCCGCCAGATACCATCATATCACCTTTACGAATTATTCCACGCACCTTGCAAGGAACACGTCCTTGTAATGCTAATACTACGGTATGTTCACCTTCACATGCAGTATTCAATACATATGCTGGGTTAGTTGAAACAATACCTGCAACACGTGATGTTCCATCTTCTGCTAGTGTAACTTCTTTGTCTCCGCCAAATGCTAAAACAGTACCAGATTCATAATGTTGATCTGCTACATAATATTCTGCTAAGTCAGCATATGTGGCACGTAGCTGTGATCCGGTAGATAATGACCAATTACCAGTAATAGTACCAACATTTGTGTTTGCGCCAGTAGTCAATGTCATATTATTACCACTGATTGTTTGTGCATTTGCAAATGTAAGATTGGTAAATGAAGTGCTAACACTTGTAATATTTGGTTGTGCCGCAGTGGTTAATGTACCAGTTAATAAACTAGCGCCAACAGTACCACTATTAGCATATACATTGCCACTCGTAATATTTCCTGTAACAGTTAAACTAGTTAATGTGCCTACACTTGTTATGTTTGGCTGTGCGGCTGTTGTTAGTGTACCAGTTAAATTAGTTGCACCAATTGTGCCTGTGTTAGCATATACATTGCCACCGATAATATTACCAGTTACTGTTAAGCTTGTTAGTGTTCCTACTGAGGTGATATTAGGTTGTGCCGCTGTTGTTACTGTTCCTGCAACACCTGATGTAGCTACATTTAAGTTAGCAACTTGTGTGGTACTTGTTACCGTTAACGGGGCTGTTCCTGTAGCGATATTAGATATTAATCTTGTTCCGGTAATTGTATTGCTTACTGCAAGTGTTCCTGGAACTGCCATTGCGCCGGTAACTTGTTCAAAAGTAAATCCTGAATTTCCACCAAACAAACCAGCATTATTAAATTGAATTTGTGTATTAGAGCCGGCAGCGTTAGCATTGCCGCCACCACCTGTTTGAGTAGTCCAACTTAAATTACCCAAACCATCTGTTTGTAACACATATCCATTAACACCTCCACCTAATTTAACATTGGCTACTGTGCCTAAATTAATTAGTCCGCCTGCTGTGCCGCCTTTGTTAACCCAATCAGTTCCGTTATAACCCAAAACTTGTCCTGATGCGGCAGAATTAATATCTAGGTTACCTTCACTACCATTTATTTGGCTAAAGGTAATATCAGAATATGATGTTAATACCTCAATGTTTTCATTATAAGTATTAGCATTGCCGGTACCACCTATAAAAAGGCGTTTAGCATCATTTGCCCAACCTAATTGTGCTTCTGATAATTGTGGCAGGTCTACAAGGTTACCTGAACGTTGTTGAATTTTCGATATCTGTATAATGGCCATAAGTGTAATTCTTTGAAGATTTACACTTATTTATCATTATTTCTTACAGAAAGCTCATGTAATATTTTTCTACACGATTGAACCAAATATCTGAATACTTGTCAAAATCAGATCCTTCTAATATGAATTCCTGATAAAGATTATCAGCGGAACACATAAAAATAACACCTTTACGTATCTTTGTACCATGCACTTCATTGTGAGCATTAGCATAAGCGGCTAACTGAACAAAATAATCTTCAATCCACTCACGTTTTTTAGGTTTATTTGTTTGTTTGTGATCCATAATAGCTTCATCACCATCATGTATACCTACTAGGTCTGTTGTCCCTGCATAAATTTTTGGATAATAGAGAGGAACTTCTGTACCCCAATATTCATTGCATTTAATAAGACCTTCACTAATGATAGTTTGTGCCATAGTATGGCTTTGTAAGCTATATGGATTGCTTCCGGGCTCACCCGTTGCTCCTGTTTTAATATAGTTTTCTAACCATTTGTGCATTCGTGTTCCACGGCC